TGCACCCACTGTCTCAAAAACATACCCACCAGTAAATGATGTTACTGTTCCTGTATTAGAAGAAGTTAATCTTTGCAAATCTGTACCAGCAGTATTTAAATTATAAGGTATTTTTGCGTGTAAATCTTCAGCAGCAGTTAATGATGGTCTTAATGTCTTAGAACGAATAGCACCAGTTGCGCCTGCTTCAGCATTGTTAACTTTAGTTTTAATTAAAAAATCCACATATGTCGCAGGAACTCTAATATCAAACGTGAGTGATCCATCACCAGCCGCAGTAACCGTAAAGTTAGAGTTTGCTAAACTTAAAACTGTATTAGGGTAAATACCAAATTGGACGTTTGCATTTGTTTCTGGGCGAACAAAACAAATAATGTTGTTCAATATAGTTGCTTGACTTAATGCACCTGCCGTTCCAGCAAATGCAAATGTATCTGTACCGTTAGGTGCAAATGAAATAGTACCACCTATGTTTGAAACTTTATTAGAATATAATTTCGTTGCGTAGAAATCGAAGTTATCAATGGTGCCTTGTTTAATAGCTTCGAATGGTAAATCAAACACCATATTCTCTCGACTCTTCTCGGTAATTACAGAGAACCCATCGGTATCTTTAGAAGAACTATCAACGTTTGCAGAGAATGTTAATGATGTACCACTCTTAACAGAAAATGCTTCAGCTCTGTAAAAGTCAGCATCAATCGAGAATGCATTTGAAGCAGGAATAAATGGTAATGCAGATTGTAATGTGATTGTTAAATTAGCATTATTAGAAGACTGAATCAAAATAGGAGCAACTGCAAGACCAGCACCGTCAGTAATTCTAAAATACATATTTGCATATGCATTAATACCACCATTAGCAGTGAATGATGTTGGTAGTTTAACTATAGTATTTGTAGATGCTGATGCTGCTGTAGTACCTATAATTGATGCGGTGTTAACCTGAAACACATGCATTCTGTGAATATGTGTAAGGCCATCAACTCTAGAAGTTGCATCATCATATTTCAACATGTTAGCACGTAATGATCCTATTTTTGTAGAATCATATTTTGCTGTAGATGAAGTATCAATTTTTTCAGCAGAAACGCAGTGAATATCTAATAGTGGGAAAGAAGTAACGTCTAAAGTTTTCGCAACATTTTTAACGAAAACATAACTACCATAAGATGTCGGCACATCATAATCAGCAACATTAGATGTATCTCTTGCTCTTGGAATACCTAGAACTGTCGGTGCAATAGTTTGAAACTCATAACCACCAACATATGCTTTACCCGGATCTAGTATAGCTGAAAAATAATCAGCGTTTACTGTGTTGTTATTCGCTGGGTCTTGCCAGTCTTCTTGCATCGATAGAACAAAAGGATCAACAGTATAGTTACCAGACTCTTCAAATGTTCTACGTGCTAATGTTTTTTCTAGTTCACTGTAAATTGGATAATCAATCTCTTTAGTTTTTACACCATTAACTAAACGAATTACTTCAAAGAAAGAAGATTCATCGGCAGAATCTAATGTTCTTTTTGATAAACGAGTATCAACTTTAAATCTAGTTGCACCTGGGGCTTGATAGTTGAATGCACCTTGAGCAGGATCAAGTAATGAGGCATCGTCAACTTCATCGATGATTAATTCATCAAACTCAATACCAATTTTGTAAGATGGTTGTTTGTTTATGGTGGTAGAATTATTACCTACACGATAGAATGGTTCTAATACTAAGAATTCAGGAACAACTTTAACAAATTGACCTTTGAAGAAATAAACACCTTCTTGAATACTAGCAACATAAGAACGACCAACAGCATCGTTAGCTCTAACTTGTGCAAAGAGATTTTGACCTACAACTCTCAATTCATCAGTCTCAGCAAATCGATCACCACTCAGATACTTAACAATCATAACTGGTGTTGTATTAGTATTGTTATCAATAGCAATAACTTTTGCACGAACGTTCTTAGATGAGTTATAACTGACAACTGTGGCATTTACAAATTGATCTAACGAAATATCAGCACCTGAATATTGCGTTTCTAAAATAACATAATTGGCTCTATCATCAAGAGAAATCTTACCGCCAGTAATAGGACTGCCGTTTTGGAAAATATGATTACCAAACTTTTCAATCTGACTCGATAAAATGGTTTGTAATTGTGTTAGTTCTCTTGCTTGTAGTGCATAACCCGGTCTAAACAATAGACGCATGAAGTTTTTATCTTCATCAAAATCATCGTTATATGGGTCAAAATTGAAAAGTTTTGTCATTTATTCCTCGTTACTAAAAACTTAGTATGAATTTTATTCTATCTTTTTGGTTTTCACTTCTAGAAATCGGTATTATCTCTGAAACATGTAGTATATCACCACTGTATAGTGCTAATGTTGGGTCTGTTTTTCCTAAAGCAATTCTAATTGCGCCACTAGAATTACCTTTAATTGGTATGTTGTTATTATAAGTTCCTCTAATATCATTTAGGAATAATTTATTAGAGCCTTCATCAAACGAAATTACAGTTCCTATGAAAGTTGCATCAGCAAAAGAATCTCCTTGAAAAACATATTCATCATCATTATAATCACCAATACCTGGAGAAACATCTACTAATGTATATAACGTATATAAATCTGAATCTGCGAGTTCTAGTGTTCCTGCTTTGTAAGGATTTTTAACTATGTAAGTTAGACGAAAATCATTTTCTACTGGATAAACACCAGATTCGGATCCATCAAAGTCAACATTAAACATAATAGTATTTGCATATAATTCTTGCACAGGATTATATCCATGTCCATATTGCGGAGATAATACTACATTGGCTGCAGCATTTGAACCTATACCACCTGCAACATCTGTAAATATTAAATTGGCCTTCGTATAACCTAAACCTCGGTCTTGTATAATTATACTAGTAACACGGCCGTTAGCTACGTTTGCTCTTAGAACAGCACCTGCACCGTCACCATCAATAGATATAATACCTTGTAATGAACCGTTAACATAATTATTACCAGCATTCGTAATTCGTACAATATCTATACTTCTATTAATAGCCGCATTTCTAACAAACCTATTATAGGTAACTGGCATCCAACTTGAAGTTAAATACTTTTCTTGTTGTGATGTGGTTAAAGTGTACATGTATTTCCACTTGTAACCGTCAGCGGTAACAAAGTATGGTTCTTCTAATGATGTTGTAGATAATGAAATCTCTGGCTCAGATGTGGAATTTATACCACCATTATTATCTAAACATTTAAAAACTTGTCTCTTAGAATTTAACACATAAAAATTAGTGTTAATTGGACAAGCAGTGCAACCGTATTGTGCATATGCTGTATTAGATGTCCAGTCAATTCTAGGTATAACAAAACTTACATCGTTTAATGTTAGTCTTTTTGCTACGATACCTTCGTCATAATATCTTATAAAATCTCTTGTCGATTGACCTGGTGTTGGTTCAATTTCTTGGCCATCGTTCCATGGCAATTCTCTACCCACAGCACAATATAGGTATGACTTCCTGTCATCAGGAAGATAATCGTTAGCACTAACATCCATAAGATTATAGAATTGTTGTGCGATTTCAGTTGAAAAGTTCGTGGTTATTATAGTTGACATAGTTCTATTTATTTAATTTTTCGGAACATATTTTAAATATTTTAAATATACCCTGTGGTATATGTTGGAGGCTGATTCAAATCAATTACGGTTAAATTATTATTACTTCTATCAACTGTAGAAAGACCATTGATCAGCAAGACAGTATTTGTTATAGGAACTAATGGTAAAGTTGGAACAGCGAAATTAGCCGTATATAATGCTGTTTTTGTAACTCTAAAATTAGAAAGACTACCAGCAAATGCATTTTCAACTAACTGATAATTACCAATAAAGGCTACATTTAAACTACTGTTGATACCTGCCCATGATGTAGTAGATGCATATTCTGTTCCATCAATGAATATTTTTCCAGAACTTCCATCTCTGACCAAAGCAATATGATGCCAGCTGTTATCTCCTCCTAAGTCATAATCAAAATCACTTATTTGTATTCTACCTGTATTAGATGATCCACTTCCATTTATCTTGAAGTAAGTTGTTCCATTATCATACCAGAAATTAACACCATTAGTTCCACCAGACATAATATCGGTATTAATAATCCAATGTACTCCTCCACTACCCGTACCTTCTGCCGGATTGTCACTAAATTTCATCCAAAACTCTACGGTAAATGGAGTTGCTGAACCTAACGTTAATGCCGAAGTGCCTAAAGGTGCAAGGCCTTGCCAAGTAAATGAATCAAATTCATCAAAACCTGATCCTACTTCATTAAAGCTCATAACGTTTGCGAGAGTTCCACTAATAGCTGATATTGTTATATTAGCAGATACGTTAGAGAAATAAATTCCGGAAGATTGTGATATAGCGGTTATTGTATAGTTATTAGAAGCTTGCGCTGAAGGTGTACCCATAATAGCAGCATTCGATGATATAAATGTTAATCCTGAAGGTAATGTATTACCAGTTAAGGTATATGATATATTTCCATAACCACCAGTAGCTGTCATAAGTATTCTGTTAGTTGCAGTCAAAGGTAAAGATATAGTGGAACTTGGTACAGTAGTTGAAAGTGTCGGAGTCACATAACGTATAATATGACTATTACTTACACTCTGGCCCGATTGATCATTAGCTGTTATTGTAATGGTTGTATTAGTTATAGTATCAGGAATACCTCCAAGATAAACATATCTAGTCGATCTTCTAGTAGGAGCAAAATCACTATCAGCCGATAAAGCAGTATTACCATAAACAAACATTCCTACAGGTAGACTATTAGCACCCGTAATACTATATGTTATATTTCCTGCACCACCATTAGAACTTAATAATGGTACATGACGAAGGCTTGTGTTACGAGGATCGGTGTTGGCATCAAGACCTTGTGCATAAACTCCATAATAACTCTCACCACTCTCATTACCAGGATATATTGCTCCTATTGTTTCTGTAGATACATTAGGTAATACAGTAATTGCAGTAAATGATAAAGCAAGATTACTACGATCAGTAATTGTTGATCCGTTTACTAATAGAACTGTATTTGCAATTGCGCTTACTGTTGATGGAGGTGTAAATGTACTTGTATATAATGCTGTACCTTTTAATATTCTAATATTTTTCAGATAACCTGTATATGCATTATCACTAAGAGTAGCATCTGCATAATTCGATCTACCAATTATACCTTCACTCATTGTGGAATTTATACTACTCCAACCAGTTGCACTATCTTCTATTACACCATCAACAAACAAATAACCATTATTTCCAGATTTAACACAAGCAATATGGTGCCAAGTTTCATCGTTTAATAGTGTTGTTGATTCTAAAGCAGTTACTAAGTCTTGATTTGGATTAAATACTATAGCACCGTCTTGGGTGAATTCATTAAATTGTATTTTGAGTACTCCACCCCAGTAACCTGCATCCATAATCATAGCATAGTAGTCTTGAGTAGGTGAACCCTTCATCCAGAATTCAATAGTAAAATCTTCAGTACCAAAATTTAAATTACTTGTATTTGGTAATTTAAATGCTTTGTTTACACCGTCAAAGTAATACGTATTTGATGATTCATAACCTGTTGGATAAGATACCAATAGAGTTAAAGGTTTAGCTAAAACTTGTAATGTAAATGTGTTTGATGCTGTTTGTGACGCATCATCATTAGCAGTTATAGTAAATGTATTTGTAGTATATACATTTATAGCTGCACCAGTAATTGTACCATTAGATGTTATGAATGTTAATCCTGTAGGCAATGTGTTTCCAGATATTGCATATGTTATAGTTCCGGCACCACCAGACACCGTTATAGGTGTAAATGTAATTACATCACTAGTATTAGCAGTGAATGTGGATATTGTGGTATTAGCGTACAGTGCAGCCGGATTAACTTGTAACGTAAATGTATTTGATGCTGTTTGGAACGAACTATCATTAGCAGTTACAGTAAATGTGTTTGCATTTGAAGCACTTACTGGCACACCAACAATTGCACCATTAGATGTTATGAATGTTAATCCAGCAGGTAATGTGTTACCGGACAATGCAAATGTTATGTTTCCATTTACTCCATAACCACCTGATACCGTTATAGGTGTAGATGAAACTACATCACCAGTATCGAATGTGAGTGTAGATGTTGTGGTATTAACATAGAATGTTTGTGCTTGAATCTCTATGTTTATAAAAGTTGGATATCCAACT